TTAGGTTTTTATCCACTTTATCCATAGGAATATTCACCTCGAATGGAACGAGCTTGATTCTGCGCCATATGCCGAAATCAGTGCCACGGATAACGGGCTTGTGGTTCGTTGCAACCCAAATTTTGAACTCCGGGGAGAACTCGAACTCGTCCCCATACAGATGGCGTGCCGTAATCCGGGAGCTGCCCGTCAATTGTTTCAGCAAGCCCTCGTTTAGGCGCATTCCCTCAGTCGGTTCCTCGCACGTGACAAATCGCGCCGATTTCAAGCGGGCAATATCGGAATTCGCTCCGCCGCCGGACGCTCCAAGGCGGCTTTGCAACATGAGCGTGTCGGGCTGAACGTTCATGGCATAGTTTCCCAATATATCCGCGATTGTATCAAGAAATGTGGATTTACCGTTGTTTCCCATGCCATAAAGGAAATATGCGCACTGCTCCCTCGTGTTGCCCGATATGGAATAGCCAACCGCCCGCTGTATGTATTCCAAAAGATCAGCGTCACCATTTGTCACGTCATTTAGGAATGACAGCCACAACTTGGGGGGTGTGCGGTCGACATCATACTCACAATTGCAGATTTTTGACATCATGAAATTACTGTCATGCGGCATTAGCTCACCGTTCCGCAGATTGATGATTCCGTTCTGACAATTCATGTAATCCGAATAAGAATCAAAGTCCTCTGGCGCGGCCGGGATATCATAGAGGTGCTGGCACTCCTTGATCATGGCCTCCTTCGAAGCGGACCCGGCCGTTCTTTTTGCGAATTTCAAGGCCGTCTCCTGCAAGTCCTCATCCTGTATGTTCCACGCCTCGCGCTTCAAATCATCACAGATCACATCCGCCAACTTTTTTATTTCCCCGCCCTCGTCCAGCATCCACGCTTTCCCAGTCCAAAAATACCATTTTTTACGATTATAGGAATATTTGAGCACGTCCCCGAATTTATCATATAGCCTGTGCGCATTCCCTGTGTCGGTCGAATCGTAATTTTTTTCAGAGCTGTCCATTTCCGCTGTTCTTGTCTCGCCACCATGAAAAAAAGCGATGGCAAGGCTTGAATCATCGCCACCCCTCTGAGGCTCATACACGTTCTTGCAGGACGAGCAGGCTTTCCCGATGGTAATGTTGCCATAAGTGTCCCCGCCACGTTTCTGATCCCATTTAGGACGCATTAGACCGGATGAACGAAAAAGCCGATCCATGCGCGCCGCGTCCCTCCCAGTCCAAAAAGCCAGCTGGCCACATAAGGCAAGATCAGCCTCGCTGTGTGTTGGATATAACCCCTCCCATGTTCCTGAATAAAGCATCGAGAACAACGTCCCGGTCCTGCTGCCCCGTGCCCTATCGATTATTTCCACATCATCAAGGTCTACCGGCGCGCCTTGTCTCATCGCGGCTTGTGGCGTATTCGTTGGAAGATATTTGGAATGCAGGACTTTTATCGGTTCCGTGCAATCATTGATCTCCCGGTAATTAGAATTATAGAGCCTGCCAGTGCATATAAAATAACGCCCCTCGGAATACATCTCGATCCCGCCTTTGCGTCTGGGCCCGTTCGGTAATTTTCCCTTGCATATTATATGAATCCCGTTTCCGCTCCTGCTTATTTCAGAATAGCTTTGCAGCGTTTCCACGAACTCGTCCACGAAATCCATCCGATCCATGCAATGATCCAAGTCAATCCCAAAATAAGGCGGCGCGAACATGAACCCGATTCCGTCAAGATTGAATGTCTCACAGGCTTTTACCGCTTGTTTGAACGTTCCCCATGTCCTCGGATTGTTGCTCTGCGCATTTTTGCCCGTGGCGGGATTTTTCGGAACTTTATCCAATTTTGTCCAGCACACCCACTGATCAACGCTCTTCAGTTCATCCGGTATATTCTCGATTATTGTCTCCATCTTGCAACCTCTTAATCTCAGATTCCAGTACCAGCCATCGACTGCCGCCCGGCAGTTTTGTCGCGGCTATTTTCCCATCATGCACCCATTGCCTGACCGTCCTGATTTTCAGCCCCAAAAAAGCCGCGGTTTCACGTAAGTTATACCCTTTTTCCATATTAACCCTCCCCAAATCTTAATCTTGTTACCGCCATTGGAAATTCCTCAATTTCACTCGCCCAAACGGGCTCGCAGCCGGCGCGACTAAAAGCCAAAGGAAAGCCGCCTATTCCATCGAACAGGCTCGCCATTGTTGGGCGTCCCGGAATATACCGCACCATCCTTTTCGCCATCCATTCCCAGAAGGGCAAAGCGATAGAATTGCCCAATGCTTTGTAACGTGGGCTGTCTGCATTCTTGTGTTTCTTACCTTTGCTATCTACCCATTCGCCGATATTTGTCCATCCGTCAATAATCGCCCTGTCTCATCTTCATACCACAAACAGGACAAAAATTCATAACTTCGGGATTGCGCCACCCAGCCGAACCACATTCCGAACATTCGTAAGCAGGAACCCAGCCGTCCTTTTCTCCCTTGTCATTTACAAAAGACCAATAAAATTTATCGTCTTTTATCCAATGTGGCTGATTTTCTGATAAATCGCTAATCGCATCTAATATTTTTCGTAACCATTCTTGCGATAATTCCTCGCTCATTAACTTTGATAGCCACACTCTGCTAATGCCTATTTTGTTGGCAATATCTTCATATCGCAACCCTTTATCTTTTACCAATTCACGAACCTGTATATTTGCTATTGCCATTATTTCACCTCTTCATCTTCTTTATCAGAAACAATAACCTTGCCGTCTATTTCAAGATAATCTATAATATCATATCTGTTTGGGCATCCTTCATCTTCGTTTACACCGTACCAATCTTCACATAACTCGATTTTTCTTCTGTTATTTATCACTATGCTAACATCTTGCGTATATCCGTTATCTTCAATTTCATACTCCCGAATTTCGCCCTCAAATCCTTTTTCTCTGTATCCTGCGTATCTCTTCGTACTCTTGCACATAGACATAATACCTATACATTCTTCGGGGCAGTTATGACACGGTGCTATCTGATATTTAATTTTGCATTTCATTTCTCCATCCTCCTCCCACAATTCGGGCATCGGCTATATCTTTATACAATATGCCTTTATCGTGAACCGCCGTTCTAATATCTAAATTTTCTATCATTGTGCCACCTCACTTTCAATAATTGATTTTGGCGTTTCGGGATTTTCCCCATGCCTTAAATGAATGTGATATGTGTTATGCTCTTTTACTGTCATTAAGGCTAAATTTTCAAGCCTGTTATCTGCCTTATCAAAATTGATGTGATGAACAATCTCTTTTTCTGTGAGTTTTCTGCCTAAAAAATCCTCCACAACTTTTCTATGCTCATATGTGGGCTTATCTTTATTGCGAAAAGCCAACACATTATAACCCCGACTTTTCAATACTTCTCCGTTAGGTCTTTTCCATGATACAATGCCTAACTTATGCGCCCTGTCTGACAAATCGCTTGCGTCTCTGCCTAATTCTTTCGCAACATCCGCTAATTTCCTTTTGCCAGCAGATTCAAGGATAACCCTGTCATCCTCTTCCGTGTAAGGTCTTTTTGTGAAAATGGATGCTCCTAATTTTCCTGCTCTGTTTCGGATTGATTTTACAGACCGATTTAATTTTTCAGCAATTTCAATATCGCTTAATATTCCACGGTTTTCTCTGATAAAGCAGTCTTCCTCAACTGTATAATTTCGTCTCAATGTAAATACCCTCCTTTTCATATAATATGTTATTTACATTTTAACCTATTATACAGAAAATGTCAAGCGATTTGTAAACTAAAACAAGGCATCATGCACTCTCCAAGCGATGCTCCATCCGTCTCCCACGATACATCCGGCCGGTGTCCATTTCCCGTCCGGAGGTCCAGGAACAACGGCATTCTCGTCTGCGACTTTTGCCGTCTCTTCGAGGACGGTTCTGAAATCTTCTCCTTTATTGGAGCTGAAAGCTCCGGGGACGTTCTCCCAGACCATGAACCTGGGTCTACAACTGCCGTTTGGGTTTGTTCGTTTGTCATGTTCTCTCATCTCCTTTATCACTCTAATTTGCTCCATAAACAAGCCTGATCTCTCACCGGCAAGTCCTGCACGTTTACCTGCGCAACTGAGATCCTGACAGGGACTACCGCCAGTAACAATGTCAACTAAAGGTACATTTGCACCCTTGATTTTAGTAATGTCACCAAGATGCAACAAATTTATCATCTCCTTTCATATTCCCAAATAAAACCTTTTGAGCTTTTTTGCTTTCCCGTTGCACAATTTTTTATACAAGCTCTATTTATACCAGTTTGTCTGCTTGCCTCATGAACACTAAAAAAAATATTTAGTATATTCCCATTCATATCTTTTTGAATCACTTTTTTCATTTGATGTTTATGTGACTCATATTGTTTTTTTATTGTTTCACGACTTTTAGGCTTACCGTACATAGGATTTTTTTCACCTACACACAAACTTTTTAATACCTTACTCAAATTAGCGCAATGCTCTTCTGAAAATATCCGTCCTTTATTAGAATCACTCATTTTTTGTTTTGTTGCTTCTGTATGCTTTAAACCTTTAAAAGTGGCTTTTCCACCTTTTGATATATTAAATCCATATTGAGGATCATTGCTCTTATATTTTTTGATAGTTTCTATTTCAATTTTATATGCCTCATCCTCATCTAAGTTTTCAGCAATAATTTCATGCTCCATTCCATCCCAATCATATCTTTTTATAGCCTCAGAAAAGAGCAAATTGTGATTATATTTCTCCCACCACCTTTCTTTTATAGTCTTAGAAGTACAACCAACATATGATTTTCCATCTGGCGTTATATGCCTATAAACTGTGTAATTCCCCATATATTCACCTCAAATAAAAATCCTTGCCAAAAAATGGTACGAGCATTTTCTGACAAGGAATATAGGATACAATATGCTTAAAATGCAATATCTCGTACATACTGCACCCCACCGCATTCTGAGCACACTCCATACATTCCGTCAGAATCTTTACATATCTCCCAAATGCTTCATTTTTTACATATCAATCTTTCTCTGACAAATTCATCTCGCTTTTTTCTTAACTCAATCATTGTTTTGTTGCTTATTCCTCTAATATACATGACTGCTTCCCAGTCATTTTTAGGCATAAAATCATAAACAGTATGAATGCCGTATCGTTTCATAGCTGCACCTATTTTATTTGATATATTGCATTCATTGGTAAATTCATCAATGTCAATATTTTTCAACCATAAATTATCATCTCTCGATGGAAATTCAAAAATATCATTATCGAAATCTGTGTTGTTAATGAAATCCAACAATCTATTATATGTATCATCCGCCTGCTCTTGACATGAATACTCATAGCCAACTTCCTCTGTCTGCCCTATAAGAATACGCATATTATTTCCATCTGGGATAAATTCAGACACAGCCCCTACCCTGATGATATTGCCTTTTTGTGTTTTTATCCATTTCATTTTTTTCTCCTTTACATATTTCCATTTTTGTTTTTTAAGTGTTCCGTTACAATGCCGTAATATAGTGCTTTTGCATAGCCCCGTTTGCCTTGCGGCTTCTGACGCTGATTCATACTCAACCATTGTTGCAATACATATAACAGGAAAATACGATATCTCGCACATATCGCATCCTTTACTCTATTATATCGCAATTCAGCTTCTTATAAACCTTTAATCGCTCTTTATAAAATCTTTTATACATACCAAATTCATCAACAAAATCTATAACCGTTCCATACTCTTTGCCTTCAGCTTTTCGTCCAACTCTTCCTGTTGCTTGTGTAATCGTCACATCATTTTTTTCGGGTGTGGCGAATACAATGTATCTTAAATTAGGGCAGTCAAGTCCTTCAGCCGCCAACTGGTAACTCGCAAACACGCAATCAAGCTCACCATTATTCAAGGCCGCCAAGGCGGCCTTTCTTTCCGCTTTCGCCTTTTTGCTCTGTCTTTGCCCGGATATACAAATGCACTTCTTACCGAAATGCCACAGCGAATCACACATCTGCTGTAAATACTTTACCCGATTCGCAAGAACCATAATCGCACCATCGAGTTGGGCAACCTTGGCAAGCACCAGCTTGTATCGCTCCTCATCGTGGATCATGGTATCAATAACCTTGCTGTAATCAATCGTGCCATCACCCATGAGAACATCCCGCAAATCGGCGAACCAATTCGTTGGGACGATTTCCACTCTTATTGGACAGGTAGTGTGCGCAACTTCGTCCCTCGTTACCTCATGTATTTTATCCCCTAACAAAGCATACATTGCGCGTTCCAGGTTATCCGCCCTTTTCGGCGTGGCGGTCAATCCGATTTTGTACCTTGCGGACAGCCGGGATATTACCTTATAGAACTGCGTGACTTTTGTGGGACTTCCGGCAGCATGTTGGCAATTATGCACTAAAACGCCATTAGCAAAATAATTATTATTATCAGCTACTTCGATATTGTAGACATAACCATCGTAACACATTCCCCCAAATGTTCCGTCACTTGTTTGTTCTTGAATCTCAACACTGTCCACCCTAACCCATTCAAAAATCGCTCTTTTTTCAGATCCTGTTGCTGTCTTTCTATCGTACAATGAGAATTGCCATCTATCTCTATTGCCACCATTTTTTCGGGTATCGCTATATCCACCTTGTAACAAGTGGGATAACCGCTCTCTCGTGACATTCTTGTTGGTATTGGATATTCTGTGTAAACATCCACAAAATCTGCTAATTTGATTGCCAAATTTTGTTGTGGCACTGTTAAACCAGCGCCATTTCCACATCTTACCCGTGGTTTGTGTCCGATTTCTTTCAGTCTGTCTGATACTGCTTTCCGGACTTCCGGCTTTTTCATGGGATTGTCTGTTTTCATTCTCTCCACAAACTGATCGTGATACCGATTGTTTGTTCTTTTCATTGTTTCGGATGCAGCTTTCCTGCGCTCTTCCGTCCACACATCCTTTTTGTGACCGCCCTTTATTGAGCATTCTCTGGAACAGTAGCAATACCCTCTTTTTAAGGCTCTGCTCTTCGTAGACTTCGGCATTGCATCTGTCTCCACTTCTTTTCCACACCAATTGCAAAACATAATCATCATGCACCAACCTTTTTGCGTCAATCCATTGTCCTGATTTCGTATAAATCGGATGGTTTTTGGTACAAATTATTTCTTCACCATTCGATAACTTAACTTTGACAATATCATGCGCTTTGCTCTTAAAAATATGTGTAATACGCTTATTTTCAATTTTTCTTTCGTTCCTATTGTATGATATTATTATATCATCAATACATAGGTTTTTCAATGCTTTTTTTCCAGCTGGCGTATCAATTAAAGTGTTTCCCGGCATACACTCATCCACGATAATTACGTCCCATTGATCGCAATATTGGCTCAAATCCAGTTTTGAGAGCGTCTGCACCGTGGCGAACGTGATAGACGTTCCAATATTAACCTCCCCCCCCGTGACGAAACCATATCCCCCCTGATCAAGCACGCTTTCAGCCCTTTGCACGCTTTGATTTAGCAAGTCCTGTGTATGCGTGAGCCATAAGGCGCGGCCCCCTATCCTTGAAATAATCTCAAGCCCGCATTGTGTATTATGCGTAACGACATAATGATCTGTTACATACAATTCATCCGGCGCATCTACTGTAATACATCTGCTGATTATCGGTTTGCATGGCTCTATTTTTTTGATAATGCGATATGCCTTTTTATAATTTGTGCGTTCCTTATATGCGGCAGTATGCTTTTTACTTGTAAACGGCTTGAATTTATATAACTTAAAAAAGATTCTATATGCCGTCCTTCCTATTCGCTTTTCACCATTATATGTATAAGCGGATGTTTTTGTCCTAACCTTTGCAGTACCGCCTAAACTCTCCACGATTTCAACAATATTATCTGCAAGTTGTTTTGATGTTGTAGAATATTCAAACGTAGTACCATTTGAAATATGACCATCTGCATCAAACAATCCCTGCAATACCGCAAGACGCACTTCAACAGAATTATACATATATTCTGCCGGAACAAACTTTTCGTATGAATGCTTGCAGTAAAGATCGAATGTTTTTATATCACGAAATACATATCCGCCACAAAATCTGTAATCATATTTATTTTTATACGATAACCATTCACACGCATCATAATCTTTTCCGATAATATCAATGACCTTTTCACGCAAATCGTCCTCATTTGTTGACATGGTAATCATTGACTTCTGAAAACATCCATCACCAAGCAAAAATCCTAATAGCCACGGATTCATAGTCAAATCTTTTTCGTTCCAACAATAGTAATCCACAGGTTCTACAATAGGGATATATAAATATTGACTTCGGCATTTCATGTTCTGATAATGCTCATAAATAGCCTGCGTATTCATAACATCCCAATTTCCGCTTTCGGCTCTCTGCGACTGTTTTTGCACTGTCCATAAATGATCCTTATCGCATACGGTTTCTACACCATCGCTAAAAGTGATTTTATAGGCATCAACCTTCCCGCGGTCAAATATACCCGTCACTCTTGTAGCCTTACCGTCAGAACCCACAACAGCATCACCTACCTGCAAATCACCATTGCGCGTCCATCCTGTCGGAGTGCATATTTTTGCATCAATCGGCAACCCCTTGCCACTTCCGCAGGGCATCACAAGCACCCCGTTTTTTTGCTTTATTGCCTCGTTTACGGCTTTTTCTTGATAGGGGTACAGGGATATATGGCTCTGATACAGGACGGGCCTTATGGGGCTAATTTGATTGTTCCAAGCCGCATTTTTGTCACATATCCTCCAAACATCACGTAAGCAACCGAATGGCAACCACAGCTCATCCCCTACTTGCTCGAATAACCATAATTCCTTTGGCGTGTTCCCAGTCCATTTCCCCATACGTTCCAGCTTATAATAATCAGGATTATCAAGAATCAGATTGTCCTCGCACCATTTTATGATATCCGGCGATGGATCAGTTATCCGCAGTTTAGAATCTATTATTATTTTCATAATCAACCTCAATTTTAATCATCCCACGTAATGACAATGCCCGTCTCGTCCCTTGACTTTTCAATCAAGTCATTTACTCTGCCCTTATATTGACCCCATAATTCATTAGCGGCGGCGATGACCCTCGCCAGCCGCTGTGTGCCAAAGCCATATTCCCTATGCAAGGCAAGGGACATCACCGCATAAAACTGAGGGATTAACTCATTGTTCACTTGTCTGATGTATTCTCTTCGCTTGCTCTCGCTCATCCCTCTCCACCTTCTCTCTCAAAGCCTCCACGATCACTTCCGCCTCCTTCTTGGACAGCTTGTAGTCACGGAATTCCCATAGGTCGTAGTTCTTGATGTTCACCAGCACTTCCCTTGCCGTCATCGCTCCTATATCTCTCATCGCATTCATCCTCCCTGTGTTCTTTAGTTCCATCCCTATTTGACTCTGAAATAAAATATCCTCACAATACTGTCCCGGCAGTCATAGTACGCATCATAATCAAACTTCTGATAGTAGCTGTCCCATATCGGGAGTATGTACTTGCTTTTTATCTTCCGCTCGAACTGTTTCCTGGTCATAGGGATTTTTGAGTTGAATCTTGCGTCAAAGCGATAATACTCCCTGTATCCCTGCTCGCTCATGCCATCTCAAACCTCCATATAGTTTACGCACCCTGTCGCTTATGTACATCGGGTTCAGCATCTTCTCCTTTGCCTATCCGTCCATGCCCTTGTAGTCTTTCATTCGTCCTCTTTTCTATTCATTTCACAATCTCATATATAATCGTGTCCCTGTAATTTCCATCTATGTCCCTTGTGGCATCGTGGAGCGTGTGCTTATGCCCGCCGTGCCTCTCACAGAATGAGTCATATGCCCTCTCGATCGGATTCCCGCCGACCATGCGCCACTCTATCCGCCTATAGCGCCTCAGTATCTTACGCATCTCGTCCTTTATGTCCTTCATGAAAGTGGCGTTCCATGGCTCGAACGCATATAGCCCGAAATTCGAAGCCTCGTTCAGCATGGGGTTCACGCTGTAAGCGATGTACCCCACGACCCTACCGTCCTCCACGCTCGCCAGGCTGAAACTGTCATGTACCGCTTTTATCTCATGCGGCACGTTGTCATACGGATATCCTGAGAACATAAAATATCTGTCCGTGTAAAGCTCCTCGGCAAACTTTTTTTCAAGTTCTTCTTTGTACAGTATCGCCGGCTTCAGCATTTCTTAACCTCCGATTGATACGGTTTCAGCAAGGGCATCCAAGCAATCACCTCAATCTCATCGCTCATTTCATCAGCTTCACTCTCTCCGTATTCATCGAGAAGATCTTGGCAAATTGCCGAATACCACCACCATTTTCCATTGCAATAATGCCCTGTTGCCACAAAAGGTTTATCCTTAATATCCGCATAATATGATACAGGATTATGATTTACCCATGTTATATTAACGGGTTTTGTATCTTTCGGTAACCTCTTGCTAACAGGAATCCATCTTGTCTGTTCCTTTAACTGCTTTAATTCTTTCAACCATTCCGCAAGCTGCCTTTGTTCCTTAGCGTATTTTTTAATCTTTTCGTACTCTTCGTACTCTTCTTGTAATTCTGCCTCCCATGCCATCTCTTCTTGCTGTTTCGCAACTTCCTCTCTGTGTTTAATTGCTTCATCAAGCGTCATTCTTCTACCTCCCGCATCTTTGCCCCGCACAAAGGACAACACACGTATTGTGGAACATTCATAACTTCTTTAACCCTTATATCATTTCCGCATTCCGAACATCTGTATATATCCTCTGTCTGCCATATCCACCGCCCCATCTTCGGCTGTGGTGTTACGGGTGGTAATCCCATGATATCAGATATAATATCCTGTGTTACATCTTCAACATTGCTCTGCGATTCACTATAACTGTCAACTATATCAAGCACCACCTGTCTGCTGATAGTGTCATCCATTTTTCAATCCCAACCTTTCTGCGCAAAGGCACTCGTTAGACGGACATACCTTCCTGTAATGGTGTTCTAAATCGCATGAACCTATATGCGTCCCGTATTTGCTTCTGTCAATAGTGTTTTTCCCTGCAAAATATGGGCATTTCATTATAACCGCATCAATCGCCGCTTGTCTACTGATCAAATCACTCATCGGTTCTCCTTTCTGCCCATCCGCAATAGTGGTCATCCCGAACATAAGCCCCATACGAATATTTGTAATGGCAATAACTTCCGCTGTGGTGTTTGCAATCCTTACACCGTATGATTTCTGGCTGTGCGGATGGCATAAACTCAAGATGATGCAAAATCGTCTCCGTCTGGTTTACTCGTTCCTGTCCATAATTCATTTCATCACTGCCCTGTTGATGCTCCACGTTTATAAGTTGATAACAATAATCAATCGCCGCCTGTCTGCTGATTAAATCATCTTTCATAATGATCCTCCACCCTTTTTTTACAACGTGTACATGGAGACGGATACCCGTATTCAATTTCATTCTCCCATTTATCTAAATGCTTACATCCTTCACAGTTTTCTGACTGTGCGGATGGCAACGCTTTTAATAATTCTACAAATTTTTCACGCTGACAACTTGGACACCAATTATCTTCTGCTATATCACACCCATTTTCGCAATAGTTTTTTATTATCTCAATCGCCGCCTGTCTGCTTATTATGTCCCCGTCTGTCTTGATTTCGGGCTGTGCGGATAACGGACAATCATTCGGTATTTGACTTGCGTACTCAATCGCCTGTTCGTTTGTGCAGCCTTTTATTTTGGGGCATCCATGTGACAACGGGCATTCAAAACATGTTTCCCATTCATGTTTTTGATGTACAAAAGGTATCTCTTCAATTGCCGCCTGTCTGCTGATTGCATCCTCACAAGACTCTTCGGGTAACCTCTCATCAATATATTCCATAATCCCGTTATAGTCATCCTTTGGCCATTGTACCTGTTTTTCAAGAACATCCATCAAATTGACCAGAAACTTACACACTTCCTGCTGCGTACCTATCCCATCATTATCACGCAAATCAATAATGGTCTCT